TGTAGCCACTAGGTTTACCACAATTGAAACCACCTGATGTATCATTCAAGTCTTTGTTTAAGTCAGCCGCCATGACTGTCTTGGTATACTTGTTCTTTTCGTTGTTGTATCGCTGATAAGAAAAACGCTGTAGATAAGGACGAAACAAAACGCTATCAGAATACACCATATTGTTATCTGTATCAGACATACCATAAGAACCACTAGATACTACTTCAACTTTCATGTTCTTACCATCAACATTTGTTTCACCCATGATAGGTTTCTTAACGATGCGCAATCGAGCAAGTGATGCTTTAGATTCCTGCTTAGAATCTGCTGCAACACCCATCATCTGTGACATCAGTTCGTAGTTGTTTGAATTAATTGTTGTGAGTTCACTCATTGAACACTCCTTTCGTTTTACAAATAGATGCACGGTTATATCACAAAACGTCAACCGTGTCAAGCCAATTTTTACCAATCTTTGCTTCTAATAATAGGGGAACATTAAAGTCTACACCCCATCTTAGTAAGATGATTTTATGTAGTTCATCATTTGTTTGTTTTATGACATTGATAACATGCTCCTTTTCATCTGGGTGAACATCAATTACAATACTATCATGGACAGTATTTACTACGCAAGAATTTTTACCCTCAAGCAATTCATCAATATGTAATAATGCAAGAGGTACAATATCTGCTGTGGCAAATGACTGCACTGGATAGTTCTTTATCTGCGTGAAGTGTGTGACGCTATTATTCTCACGCCGTTGTACATCTGGAAAACTAAACTGCCTACCAGATGGTGTAGTTATCTTACGATTTGTTAACGCTTCTTTCGCCAAGGTATCATGCCACTGAGCGATACCATCATACTTTTCGGTGAAGTGTTTATAGTATGTTGCTTCAGAAGGCGTACGTCCGAAGCCAGTAGCCCCATAAAGAGGCGCAAACGTATGCGCTTTTGCTTCCTGACGAGACGTAGGTTGACCAGCATCAGATATAACAGAAGCCGTATACGCATGTACATCAAAGCCATTTTTAATCTCCTCTATGGCTATAATATCTTGTGATAAGAATGCTGCTGCACGAAACTCTAACTGTGCAAAGTCAGCCTCAAGTATTTGACCATCATCCCAACGTGATATAAATACTTTTTTCACAGGGAATGTACCACCACGTGGCATGTTCTGCATGTTAGGGTCTGCCCCACTAAATCTACCTGTTGCTGTACGATGCTGTAACAAACGCACATGCAACTTACCATCTGCTTTAGTGTGTGTTTCAATACCTTCAACAAAGGATGATAAGTACGTTTCAACAGCCGATAGCCTACGCACCTTTGCAAGAAACTGTTCAGCATCTGGAAGATTACGGGAACGTGCTGCATTCTCAAGAATAGATAGACTATCTTTACTTGTACTAAAACCATTTGCACTCGCCCACTTTACACCCAGTGGGTTAAATTTCAATCCAGCAATATCTTTTGTTGGAATAAATAAGTAACCACTAGCGTTACATGTTTTACATTTATTTGGACGAGCATATGGTGTTCCATCTTTTTTAGTTTTGTGTATGTGTCCAGTACCATGACAGTCAGGACACTGCTCTGCTTTTGTCTTGTATACATAATCGGTATGTGATACAACCACATCTTCAAAGTGTGATTCGCGCATGTATGGATGCACAATCTCTGCCCACTCTTTTTTGTTTCGTAATTTACGGCTATATATAATCCACGATAGTTGTTCTGGGCTATTCAAATTAATAGGTGTATCACCCATAAGTTCATGAACTTGACCTTCCAAATCAGAAAGTATTGACTCTCGTTCTTTGGTGAACTCGTCTCGCACTTCTTTTAATGCTTCTTTATCAATAGTAAAACCACGTTGATATATCTTCGCCAGACAAATGGCTACTTGATTTGTCAGCACAACTGTATCTAACAAACCAGCACAATCTAAACTATTAAGTTTAGCCCATTGTTTATTGCACAACTGTTGCGTTGCATGTAAGTCAGCAGATAAGTAGGAAGATAACTCATCGTGTGGTATATCACGTGTGCTATATCCTTTCTTAAAGTATTCCTTTAAAGTGTCTTGCTTCTGTGTCTCTAGTTCATAGCGTTCAGCACATGCTTCTAATGACAGTGGTTCTTTCTGCCCACGCTGCATGACATACTCTGCAAGCATGGTGTCAAAGACTGCACCATCATATTTAAATCCAGATTCCCATAACCATAACAAATCATGTGCGACATTATGACACACCAACAAGGTTGCCTTGCTTAACCAACTTTGTACAATAGCAAAGCCTTCCGTTGTTGGATTAACTTCACTGTGGTCAAAGGTAATAATCATTTCATCGCCTTGGTCAGACAGCATACCAACTTGAACCAATGTATTGCTAGGTTCAAATGGGTCAAGGTGCATCTTACCATTGCGTTCCGTAACTGTGTTCTCTACATCAAGAGTAAGTTTCATTAATCATCCCTTACATGTTTAAAGTAAATGTGGTCATCCATCGTAATAGAATACTCTTCGTTCACTGGCTTTTGTTTGCCAACATATTCCCATCTATATCCATCATTACGATTAACATCTACTGCTTTTAAAAATGTAGCATTCTCTGTTGAGAATAATGCCGTTGTTAATATAACGAATGCTTCAATCATTTGCTTCTCCTTTTCTATACATCATAACGTCCATTCATTGGGTTAAGATTAACATGTATCACACCATGCCATCCATTCAATTTGTTCTTCACAATATTAAGATGACGCTGTGTGTCACTACGTCTTCCATTTTCAATGGCTGCATTCTCTGCAATCAGTATCATCAAATCTGCTTCGGCAGCCTTGCCTGTCTTTGAACCTTCCATCATACTCTGGTTCAATATTGTTTTACCTTCTGCTTCAGCAGATAACTGGGACATATAAAAGATAGCACAGTTATGTATCTTAGCAATCTGTCTAGCATGTATAGCATTTGCTTTTAGTATTTCATCCTGACGCATAGTTGATTTATGCTTGGCAAACTTATCGCCCATGTCAAGGATTACTACGTCAGGCTTTTCATTCTTGCACAAGGATTCTACCCAATCCATGTTCTGTCCTGTTGCTTCCTTGAAATGTAGGTTACGCCGCAAGGTATTATACCTATCAAGAATGCGTGATTGATTAGCAGGTATGTCTTGCTCTGACAATCCAGTCATGCAGGTAACATATCTTGTAGCAACCCTCTTGTATTCTTCTTCGTTAACAAGTACGGCACACTTTGCGCCTTGTTCCAAGAAGCCGCCAGGACCTGCTACCATGCTTGCATGGAATGAAGTCTTGCCTGTGTTTGGTCTAGCACCAACCTCAATTAACATTCCAGAGTCAACACCAGAAACAATATTACGTAGCGTAGGTAAGTTGAAACTAAATCTTGTTTTCAATTTCATACTTTCAACAAGTGTCTCAAGAGAGATGTCATCCCAATCAACCTTCATGTTAGGTGTGAAGTCATCGTTATAAGTATCCAATAACTCACGTAAAGGTTCAAGAGATGTCAATTCACCATTGACATAATCGAATCCTAAGTTAGCAATCTTTTCACCAACATGGTGCTGAAATAGTTTAGATAAAATATTATCTGCGACATCATGTCCTATTGCATCGGACTGTCTAATCTCATGAAACATATCAGCATAGATTTGTTTCTGTGCTGTAGTCAACGTAGGGTTGTGTGAAAAGAAATATGCTTCAACTTCTACGGGTGTAATGCTGCGTTTATAATCAGACATCATAGTGTCTAGTGTGCGCTTTATCTTTCGTGCATCCTTGCTGAACAAATCCTCTGGACAACGCTCACCACGATGTGCATCATAGAATGATTTGTCCATCAAACTTTTAATCAAACTTAGTTCCATACTAATTCCTTCATCCTTTGAATATCAACCTCATTGCGATATTTTAAATCATCTGTTAGTTTAAGGACACGAACATCTCTTACATAGGTACGCATCTGCTTTGCGTACTCTAATGTTTTGTTTAATGCATCTGGGTCAAGGGCAATGATGATGGATGAGAACTGCGTAAGATACTGCTTATGTACTGCTGTTAAACTTGTACCAAGTAACGCAACCCCGACAAAGTTATTTACGTCACCTGCAGCAACAGCACTCACGCAATCCTCAACCACCACTCCGACATTCCCATTACCGTAACAATATGGCAGACCCGAATTGCCATAGCGTTTCCATTTGGGAAGTCGATTTCCTAATGCACGTCCAGTAGCATCGACTGTTTTACCTTCATGCATTACAGGAAATACCACACGTTCCTCTTTCACGTCATACAAAACATTAACTTTATCAATGTCAATGTTCCATCTTTTTGTCCAATTAATAACCTTTGTACGTCTGTCATGTGAAACTATATACTCTGGAATCACAAAATTGTCAAGCGTTTTTTGTACGTCATTGCTGCGAGACATAACACTTTTAATATCACTGGCATCCATATTAACACGTTTAGTACCACGTAAATTACAGGATGCCTTATAACAATTCCACATAATGTTACCCATGTTATTACTAACTGTAAATGTTTTATACCCATTACATGAAGGGCAATTCATACGTTTTGTTTCACCATTCATAATATGTATATCATTTAATATATTATACATATTATATATACTCCTTTTGTTCGGCATCTAATGTGCTTATATCACGTTTTTTACGTTGTGTCAATGCTAAATTTGCACTATCGAATGTATTTTTTATGTACGGCTTAACACTCTGTGGGTTAGCATGTCCTGTAACCGACATGATTTGTGCTATACCGACACCAGATTCTACCATCTCTGTCGTGCCTGTCCTACGCAAGTCAGATAGCCGTAAGTTGTCAGACAATCCTGCTTCCTGCATGATGCGCCTAGCATACTTCGGTAATTTCTGCAGTGAATATGGTATGTATTTACCGCGAAATGCATGTGGACGTGGTGCTACATACTGTTGAAATCCAAAATCTTGCTCTTGTTCTTGCAGCATTTCTAGTAAGTCATCAGATACTGGAAGGAATACTTCTGCCCTGCGTTTTGATTGCTTGATATGTACTCTTTTATTATCAAAATCAAGGGCATCCCAGGTCAACATACGCATATCACCAAGACGTTGACACCATTCGTATGCCATGTGTGCAATCAAACCAATGTTGCGTGTCTGAAAGTCGCTGTATGCTGTGGTTAAAAATTTGTGTACGTCATCTCGTGTCCATACAACACTGCGACTTTTGTTGCTGCGTTTCTTTACCTCAGAGAATGGATTAATATTGACATACTCTAGCCTTAAAGCGTGACTAAATGTCACACGTGATACAGATAGAATATAGTTAGCCATAGTAATACCCTTCTTACACCACATATCGTAAGCAAGTGTTGCCATGCGTGTGCTTAGTTCAGATATATTTAACTTAGAAAATCTCCGCTGCTCAATCTTTGTTGACAACATCTTGTCTAAGAAATATTTATATTGCTTCTGGCTTTCAACTCGCAATGATGTATACTCAAGGGATGAGTAATAATCATTTACAAGTTGACGTACTGTCATTTGTTTCACAACGAACTCCTAAAATGGTAGATGATTACAACGACTAGATAGCATACAACAAAATCAAATAAGGTCAATCGCATGAACTCCATCGGTACATTTCTGCTTTGTATAGTTTGTTATCTTCATCATAGTACGTCCTTTCAACTCGTGTTCCATACCCAAGAGGATGATATCTATCAAGATACAAATCAATCTTGTGTTGCAACTCTTCTTTGCTGCTTGCTGTTAGTGTGTTGTATATGGTACTCATTTACTGTTATCTCCTAATACCCAATCCATGTTTCCATCTTATAATTCCTCATCATCAAGTTCGGCAAGCACATAATTATTATTCCAATATTGCTTGCGTCCTTCGTCATCAGTAGGTGCTACAAACTTAAACTCTGTGTGCAGTACATGAATCATATCTTCTATGTCACGCAGATGTAATAGGTCAAGTGTATAACATTCGTTTGCATACTGTAAGATGTCACGAAGTCTGTTGTGTTGCTTGAGTAGCATTAGTCTTTGGTCATGTGTTAGTTCCATTTTCCATCTCCTTCAATAGTTGTTCAATGTGTTCATGCAATACATTGATTGCGGTGTGAATGTGTCCAGTGTCATGCGGCTGTATGAGTGTACGCAGATAGTCCACTTCATTCAGTAATGCAGACACATGGTTTGCTGTTGCTAGTTTTTCCATTGTTCATGCCTCACTAGGCTAGGTAAATATACACAGTAAAAGCACAGGTTAAACCCTGCTAGTACAAATACTAATGCTTCAATAAATTGTTGTTCTGCCATGTTACATACTCCTGTTAAAGTTATATTTACTCTCTGCCAACCATACTGGCATCTCACGCCCACGATTATACCTAGCAAATTTGAGTTTGTCAACTATATAAAAAGCACGATATGCTGCAATAGGCCAGCGTTCATCTGTCTTTAATTCATCATGCCCACTAAAGCATTGTGGATGTGGTGTTAGTCCACCAGCAGGTGACCAAGGCATAAATTGCCTAGCATTAATCAGTGCATCCTTGTGCTTAGATGCGCCATGAACTTTGCCATATCTATATGTGTATTCTTTCAACATAGCGTTATATAACAGAAAAGCAAAAGTATAATTAGAACGATTGCGCTTAGTCCATAAAGTGCATGGATGTTTTTGATGCACAGGTTTATACAAACCTTCTTTTTCTGCATAGTGAGGGGCATGATGCCATACAGCAGTACACAACATCTGTGCTTCTTCCAGTGGCATCTTCACAATGTGTTGGTCACACAATGATTTAGCGATGGCATCTGGGTGATGGTCAATTAAGAATCGGTTCACCATATTTCTCCTTTGCAATTTCCATAAAGACATCAAACACATATTGAAGTTGTCTTTTTAACCATTTTTTATCTACTACATAATCTTCTGATGCATTCTCTAACATATCTATTATCATATGTAAACGCATATATGGATTGTCAGGTAAATTATCTGTAATAACAATCGTTATTTCATCCATCATCTTTTTCCTTTGTCTCAATTGGATTGCCACACACGCGACATAAGATACGATGTGCAATCTGTTTTAGTTTAGCACCAAGATACTGAACACTTAGGCAATGTTTGCATATGTACTTAATCGTCTGCCCTGTCAATGCCCCACTCCTCATCGCCATTCGTGAATTTTTCACATGAATAGATGTAGTCATCCATTACCTTACCCAATGGGTATATGTGGTTAGTGTCAGGCTTACCAGCCTCAATCCAATGCGCTTCTTCATTCACAAGAATGTAATCGCGTATCTGTTTGAGTGCGTCAAACTGTGCTTTCTTCATAGGCTTTGGCTTGTACTTAATCATTATGCATACTCCTTTTCTTCTGCTGCCCATTCAGCAAGTTGTTCTGTTATACCAAACACCTCATCAATATCAGTAGGTATCTGTTCTTTGTAAATGCTGACAGATTCATCTTGATAAAACTCGCCATCAAAATGCCATTGCCCGGCAAAGCCTACACCATATTCAAGATAGTACGCCTCAACTTGATAACCTTGTTCAGCCAATGCTTCATAAACAGGGATAGGTGGAGACCATGCAGTATCAAAGTTAAACTCTACTGTATGCTCATCAAGTTGATGCCAATCAAGATGTGCAGCGTCCCATTTAGTACCCCAATTTGTGAATGACCAGTCGTACCAATTAGGAATGCCTTTTTCTTTACACTCTTTGCGTTCATTCTCACCAAGCATACCTCGAAAAGTATTTTCTGGCATAGGTTTAATATAGTTGAATAGATTGCCGTTATCATCTGCACGAACCTGTGCCATCAGGTTGTCGATAACGTCAGTATCTTCATGAGAGATTGTCAATTTATTTTCACACCAATTAGGCATCGTCATATCTTCCTTTCGTATTTTGTTCAGCGGTATGTACAATATGGCAATCAAAACATAAGACGCGACACTTACGTACTTCAGTCATCAATCTTTTTAGATTACCTGCCGCGAGATTACACACATTGTTTACCTTTGTCAATGGGTTTATGTGGTCAAGGTGTAGCATCAATGGATTGATATTCTTTACACCACATACACTACATCCTTTCTCTGTCTTGTATTTGTTCAGCCAATGCTTACGCCTAGCACGTTTATGTGCGTTGCGTTTCTTACGTTTAACTTCGTGGTTCTTGTATGCTTCTTGTGTACGCCATTCTAACTTACCATCAGAACGAATGCCATGTAGAATGCGTCCATCTTCACGCACATGACCACGAAATATTGTTACATTATAATCGCTTACATCATACTGGACGTTAGCCATAATGTTCTCTCCATTCATCGGTTGCATAAACTAATCTTCCATATTCCTGGACATCATTGATATAGGTATCACCTAGTTCGTCCTTGCCATATGTCATTGGGCTTGAGGCAGCAACGAACCATCTTGCATACTCATTATCTTTTTCTTTGTCTGGTCTTTGGTATGTCTTCAATACCTTCCATGTAAAACCATGTCCTTTATAGATAGCATATGGTTCATCTGCTTTACGGCTTTTACTGAATGGGTTTTTCGTGGTCATTGTATACTTCCTTTCCTTTTACTAATTTAATATCTTCATCATCAAGAACACCTACCATGCATTCTGTGTCTATCCAGTCGTGGTCAAACAAGATTGAACGTAGTCCTCTTAGCATTAGTTCTTCAATGTTATCATCCATTATTTCATTCCTTCCATAATATGTGCGATGACATCAACTGTCCATCCATTGCCTAACATCTTGTATCGTTGTGTGTTGCTGACGTGTGCTGTATAATTGTCAGGCACAGTTTGCAATCTCTCACATTCTAGCGGTGTTAGTTTGCGCCATTTAAGTTCATCAACATTCACTGCTACATTATCTTTCTGTACTGTCGTAAGAGCATTAGTCTTTTCATCTTGTCTTACTTCAAGTCTTTGTGTTGTCAAACCTGCAACCTTTTGCTTGTGGTCTTGTCGCACACCATCGACAGTATATCTGCCGCGCCATGCGCCACACAATACCTTGGGTTCACGATTGCCACCTTGCATAGTTAATAGAGCAGGGGCTTTACCATCAGGATGATAGACCCTTTTGATTTGGTCATGCTTGTAATGTTCGTATTCTTCGGCATTACCTACATGACATAAACCATCTTGGCTGAACACAAGTTGCCTACGATGCTTCTCAAAGTATGATTTGAGATTACCACCCTTGAAATAGTTTGCGTCCAAGCAGTGTGCCTTATCTCTATCAACCATGCCATCTTCTAGTATGTCACGCAGTTTGATACCCTTATCAATCGGTGGTGCAAAGTATGGAATATTTGTCCAGTAGTAGCGTTGTCTATTCTGTGCTGATACCAAACTGCTGTTGATGAAGATGGGTTCAACACCCAATGCTTCAGTGATTACGTCCATGTATTCCTTCTTCATCTTGACATTCTCAAGCAGGAAATACTTTGGTTTACATTCCTTTAGTAGTCGTACAAATTCCCAAAACAATTTACTTCGTGGGTCCTCAAAATTTAATTGCTTGCCAGCAAATGAGAAGCCTTGACATGGACTGCCGCCAATCAATAGGTCAATCTTCATACCGTCAAATGTTTCTGGCCACATCACGTCTTGCACGTCACCAAGATGTATTGTGTCGGGATAGTTTGCCTTCGCCACCTTGATAGCGTACTTGTCGATTTCGGCAGCAAAGTAATTGTCAACTTGAAATCCACATCTTTCTAATGCGATACGCCCACAAGACATACCATCAAAGAGTGATAGAACATTCATCGTTAATTTCCTTTCCATACAATTCGTCTGCTTGTTCTGGTGTCAGGTCAAATCTACCACATGGTGATTTCATTCTGTCGGTAATCCATATACCTTCAAATTCAAATCCATCATCCATCACGCAACGTCCTTTCCGAATAGTCGTTTTGCGGTATCATTACTTACCTTATATTTACCACCTTCACCACCGACATCTAACTTCTCAACAATCCATGGTTGTGTTCTTGCCTTAGAATTGTATCCGACTAGGCTATATTTGTCACCACGAATTGTTCCAATCTTGTTGACATCAAGACCATAAAATTCTGCTTCTCTTTCTAGGTCTCTTTCGAGTTTTGGTTTAGCGTCAGCATGGCGAATGAGAACCTTAAAGGTCACATCGAAATCATTATAACTGGCATTACCAATTTCAATATCAAAACCCCTGATGCCATTGTTATAAAAGATTGCTTCCAATTCCATGCGTAGATTTTTTGCTGTTTGTTTGTCCATAATTATTCCCCTTTCAAAATACCATTGCGGATTAACATGTCTTCTGCTTCATCTACATACCATTCTGGTTCGCGTTCTTCCTTGTCCATGTGGCACATAGTCTCTGCCATGTCATACATCACCAATAAGAATTGTGTCTTTGGTAGTGTGGTATATTCACCATGTGGTGTTGTTGTGTCGATGCGTTCCATAATATTACCTCATGTTTTGTATTTGCTGTTTAGCCTTGCGTTGCTGTTTGCGTAATGCCTTAACTGGCTTATTGCGTTTATTTATAATCACCTTGCTCATGATTGTCAATACCTTTTTTCTCGACATCTTTCTTGTCCCTTTTCCTGGCGTATTTTTTCTTATTGGGTATGACTGCCGCCCTGCGTCTATTCATGGCGACAGCCTTTGCTACTGGATTTATTTGTGACACCCTACGCACGTTTTACAAACTGACCCGTAATAGCGTCACGTGATACCGACAGATAACCCTTGTTATTTGCCCACGTACCCTTGCGCTTATAGCGTGAAGTAGTACGGCGAAATTGTAAGTTATCCACACCCACAGGATTGCGAATGATTGATTTAACATTGACTGTAGTTTTATATGGTAACATGATACTAATCCTTTCCTAATTACCTATAGTGTTGTGTTTGTAATTTCTATTGTGTACCCTAACTTGTCACGAATGTCAAGCACCTGATACCTATAGAATATCTTGCGTCCACACAAATCCGCAAGAAACTTGGATTTTTCACACGCTGGGTAGAACCTAATCTCACCATAATTTTCTTTGCGTTCAAACTTCAATTTATGTTCCATACTTCACCTCATATTGCTAATGCTTCCACATGATAGGCAGAAACCTTGTCACTCGTGGGCAGTCGTTTATTAGTACCCTTATCGGCAACATAGTCGCACCATGTATTCCACCAATACTCAGCACCCTTTTCTTGGCAAAACGTCACATAATTTGCTATCTT